AGAGTCGTTTCACCTTCTCACCCAGGTCATCAAACATTAAATTCATTTGAATATCTAGGTAAAAATGCACCAGTCAAAGATGCATTTAAGATGAGAAATCCTTGGAATATAAAAACGCCTCCAGGTTATTCTTGTTTTTATCTAGACCCCTTTCTTTTTCAGAATGAATACTTTTCTACATGGCAAGGCATAATCGATACAGACAAGTTTAATACAAATCAAGACAACTCGCAAATTATTTTTTATCCAAAAGTAAATCATTCTTTTGTTATAACGAAAGGTACACCTATGTGTCAAATTATACCTTATAAAAGAGATAGTTGGACAGCAACATATCAGTTACGTAGTACAAAGAATTGGTTTAACAATGAATCCCACCACACTTTGCTAGACGAGAATAGGTCAATTTCAGATTGGTCAAGAGAGTATAAATATAGAGATACAAGAGAAAGGGATATAAACAAAATGGGTCCTTACAGAAACGAAGGTTACTGGAATGAAAAGGGTCAGTTTTATTCAGAAGATACTCCACCACCAGAATGTCCGTTTCATAATCAATAGCAGACCCTACTGGTAGAAAAGTTTCGAACACGGGTGGTTGGCAATCAAATGATAAAGTCGAATCTAATCCTATATTTGTCAAAGCAATTCGGTCAATTAAAAGAATGATAAGAACTGAGATGATGACCTTTCTAGGTAGAAAAGAAGATAACGTATTAGTTGATTTTCATAACTCATGGGCAAATATAAATGATATGGGTGCTTGGAATAAACCTCATCTACACAATGGTTGCTTTTATTCTGGAGTCATGTATATAGATGCAGATGGAACTGAAGGTGATTTTTGTGCTATAGATACGAATCATAAGGTTGTAGGCTCATTTCCTCATACACCACGAATAGTAGAATCATGGAAAGTTACACCTAAAACTGGTGATGTATATTTGTTTCCTAGTGGTTTGATGCATATGGTCGAACCCAATTATACTAACAAAGAACGTTATAGTATATCTTTTAACTTTGATGTTGCAACTAACTCAGATGAGTTTAGAGAAGACATAAATTATTCGGATTTGCGATTTAAATTAGACGAAAGCGGCAACATCATAGTCTAAATATAGTTATGGAGATAACTATCGACCCAAGTTTACTTTGGAATCTAATCCTATCACTGATTATAGTGCCAGTGGGGTTTTTGGTAAGAACTGTTCTTGCAGAACAAAAAAGAATCGATATTCTTATCAATAAAACAAGAGAAGAGATTGCAAAAGATTATGTCACAAGAGACCAATTAGAAAAGGATTTAGAGAAACTCATTCAAACTATGGAAAGAATCGATGAGAAACTCGATAGACTTCAGACCAAAACTTATTTCCAAGACTAATTTTTAACATAAATAGTATTACGACAGGATACTATTATGGCAAAACCCACAACAAAAGCAGAATTTAAAGATTACATTAAGAGAAAACTTGGTGCACCAGTATTAGAAATCAATGTTGATGACGACCAATTAGATGATAGAGTAGATGAAGCATTACAATATTTCTATCAATATCACTACGATGGTTCAACAAAAGTATATCTAAAGCATCAAATGGGTAGTGACCAGTTAGCAACTATGAAAACTAACGAGTCAACTACAGAGAGTGCATCTGGTACACATGCATACGATAACCAAGTTGTAGAAGAGCAACAGAATTATATTGTTCTTCCTGATTCAGTTATTTCTGTTCTTAACATATTCCCATTCAATGATAAACACAATTTGAATATGTTTGACTTAAGATATCAGTTGAGACTGAATGACTTATATGACTTAACATCTACGAACATTCTCTATTATGAACAAGTTCAACAACACATCAATCTACTTGACCACGTTTTAGTAGGTAGACAACCAATCAGATTCAATCAACATATGAACAGATTGTATCTAGATATGGACTTATCTAGTATCAATGCAAACGAATATATTATCATTGAGTGTTACAGAAAGATGGACCCAACAACATTTACAGATGTCTATGATGATATGTGGTTAAAGAAATATGCAACTGCATTGACAAAGTATCTGAAGCAGGAAGCACAAGAAGAAATTTTAAGACTTGAAGAGGAAGCAAGATTGAATCATGATATGCTTCCAATTGATATGATAGGTTAATTATGCCAACAAATGTATTTTTTAATCATGCAGTAAACACTGAACAACAATTGTATGAAGATTTAGTTGTTGAATCATTAAGGTTTTATGGTCATGATACTTTCTATCTACCAAGAGAGATTGTAGAAGAAGATAGTATATTCAATGAAGATGTACAATCTAAATTTGGTGATGCATATGGTGTTGAAATGTATATTGAAAATACAGATGGTTTCGAAGGCGATGGAGACTTATTATCTAAGTTTGGTATCGAAGTACGTGATACTGCAACCTTTGTCCTTTCATTAAGAACATGGGAAAGATTTATCTCATTAGATTCTAATCTTGCAACAAGTTTAAGACCTAATGAAGGAGATTTAATTTACTTCCCTTTAACTAATTCAATGTTTGAAATTAAGTTCGTTGAACATGAAGACCCATTCTATCAAGTAGGTAAACTCTTTGTATTCAAACTTAGATGTGAACTATTCGAATACTCAGGAGAAGATTTCGATACAGGAGATACATCTATCGATGTTATCGAAGACCAACAAGCATATGTCATTAGCATGACTCTTGATAGTTCTGGTTCAGGTAGTTTTGCAGTTAACGAGAATGTCAACTTTAATGATGCATTAGCAGGTGAAGTTGTATCTTGGGATGGAACAACACGAAAACTTAAGATTAAAGATAATGTTCAAACACTAGAAGCAGGTGATACACTAGTCGGTGCAATTAATAGTGCATCATATGACATTGCATCTATTGATGATGTAATGACTATGGAGAACGACCCACAAGCAGATAACCTAGAGTTTGAAAACAATGATTCAAATTTCTTAGACTTATCAGAAACTAATCCATTTGGTGAACCATAATGTTCGGTACTTATTTTTATAACGAAACAATTAAGAGATGTGTATCAGTCTTTGGTACTCTGTTTAATAATATTCAGATTAAGAAAACAAAGTCAGATGGAACTATTCTTACAACAACTATGGTTCCAATTTCATATGGTCCAGCACAAAAGTTTTTACAAAGACTAGCTGAAGAGCCAGATTTGCAAGACGGAAGTAGAAGTGCTATATCTTTACCTAGAATGGCATTTCAGTTAGAGGGTTTCAATTACGATTCACAAAGACAACAAAACAAATTAATCAGGCATCAGAAAACAACAACAGAGGCAAATTCAACTGATAGAAAGTTTCAATATCAACCAGCACCATATGATTTGAATTTTACATTGTCTATTCTTGCAAAGAATATGACTGATGCATTACAAATCGTAGAACAGATATTACCATATTTTCAACCAGAATATACAGTCACAATGAAAATGATTGATGACATGTCAGACAATAGAGATGTGCCAATCGTATTGAATAGTATTTCTTTTTCAGATGAGTTTGAAGGTGGTTTAGAAGATAGAAGAGTTATAGAATACACATTAGACTTCACTATGAAAACATATTTCTTCGGTCCGGTATACACAGGCAAAATTATCAAAAATGTAATTGAAAGAACATATGTCAATGACGGACAGGCAAACTTCACAACAACAGAAATTGATGAATCAGGTCTTGTTAAAGAAGTCAAACATTATGAACCAGCATTCTCAGAAGTCGCAAATGCTGTATCTAACTCAACTACAGTGACTTTCGATACTGCTATAAATAGTAGTATCAGTGATGGAGATGAAGTCTTCAATACAGGATTATCTACTAACCCAACAATTAGTAGTATAGCAAATGATAAATTATCAATTGTATTATCAAGTGCAATAACAATTACAGAGAATACAAGATTGTTCTTTGTAGGTTCAGTAGAACCAGACGATACGTTTGTTGTTGCAGAAACAGTATCATTCTTTGATGAAGGTACAAACAGAACATTCGATGATGATAAGACAAGTGATGCAAGTTAATTATGGACGTAGACGAAAAATTAAATCAACTCTTAGATGTTGATACAGAAATCAAGCAAGAATCGAAAGCAATTGTAAAGCAACCTCAACGTAGCAAAAGCATTGAGAATGATTACAAATATGCTCGTGAGAATCTCTATAATCTCGTGGAGAGAGGGCAAGATGCAATCGATGGTATCTTAGAACTATCTAAAGAAACAGAACACCCAAGAGCATACGAAGTCGCAGGACAGTTAATTAAAACTGTATCAGACACTGCTGAAAAACTATTAGATATACAAAAGAAATTAAAAGATTTAGAGAAAGAAGACGAGCAACAGAAGATAGGAACACAACACAATCATTTATATGTAGGTTCAACAAGTGAGTTGCAAAAGTTTTTAAAGAAAAATAAATAATGCAAGCTAAAAATGAAGGATACTTAGGTAATACACAGGTTAAACGTGCCGGTGTAGAAACCAAATATACTGATGAGGAGATGCAAGAGTACATTAAATGTACTAAAGACCCTATTCATTTCATAGAAACATATACACAAATCATATCACTTGACGAAGGTATGGTTCCCTTTACACTTCGTGGTTATCAGGAAGAGCTCATTAAACATTACGATGAAAATAGATTTAGTGTAGTTCTTGCATCACGTCAGAGTGGTAAGTCTATTACATCTTGTGCGTATCTTTTATGGTATCTATTATTTAATCCAGAAGTTACAGTGGCCGTTCTTGCTAACAAAGGTGCAATTGCAAGAGAGATGATTGCACGTATCGTAAC